CTAATTCCTCCATTGTTTTTGGAGCTTTTTGAGATGCCTCAGTAATCGCTTTAATATCACTCTCATTAAGTTCGGTGACATTTTTGGTTTGTACATCCCCTTTCTCATCGGTATATGTTACTTTATATTCACCACCCGCTCCCATTTCCGCCATATTAGCGATTAACTTTTGAGTCGATTCATCGGTTACATTATTAGAAAATTTGATTTTACTCATCTTTAACTCTAAATCTCCCGCAGCTAAAGCCATTTTACCCAATTGACCTGCAGGTAATTGCATCGCCTTTTCAAGTTCCATCATCCTTCCCTTTTCTCCTGGTAAGATTTCAAACCCTGTTCCGTCAGCTTTCAATCTTGTAAATGATTTTGACATTTCCGCGATTTGGTTTTGAAGTTCGGCAGGGTCATTTCGTGCCAAATCCATTAACTTTAATGGGTCCAATAAATCTCCTTGAGCAACACCTAATCTTTGCATTGCCGCCGCCATATCAATCGCTTGTTCAGGGTCAAATAATCTATTTGCAATATCAAGAGTTGATTTCATGTCAACCCTTAAATTAACCGCTTGTGCTGCCATTTTCGCCATTCCCTCAACACCTCCTTGGAAGTTGTATTGGTTCATCGCACCCATATTATCAACCACTTGTCTGGAAACCTGTTGACCATTAACCCCAATCGCTCTTGCGGTATTCATAACCTTTGTCATTTGGTCACCAATTGCATATACGGAAAATCCCGCATCTTTGAAGTTTTTGGTAAGTTCTGTCGAATTAACTTTGGTTACTTCGGAAGTTGCGTATAATTTTTCATAAGACTGTGAATTTAAAATTAAGTTTGTACCTAAAACCTTACTGATATCTTTTTGTATCTCAACAATATCACTAAACTTGCCACCCAAAAGAGTAACACTTGTAACGGCTTCAGCCATAGCCGCTTTAATCGCAGTTATCTGTTCACGACCCTGACCAAAAACTTTTGCAACTTCAGTTGCTCCTCCTTCAACCTCAACAAGTTTCTTTTTTATTTCGTCAACGTCAAAATTAGTAAGGAACTGTTTTTCAAGTTCGGACATTAAACTTTGGGTATACGTTTTTATATCCGAAAATGCACTATTACTATCCGCCATTTAATTTGTTTTACTATAAATACATAACGCACCCATTTTTAATTTTAATTTTTGGGTGTGTTATGTTCAATTATTTTTTCGATAAGGAATTTTCTTTCGTATGTTGGCATACGATAAAAATCGGAATATGATGTTCTAAGAAATTTCGCCATTAGATAATATTCCTCGATGAGGTATTGTCGGTAGTTAGAAGAAAGGCCGAAAAAACTCAACCCCAAAGGATATCTCAAAAGATACCATTTCTCCTGATGGGGCATATGTTGTTTTTCTTAGGTCTAATGACGGTTCGTTATCTCTCATGAAGTTACGGATGAATTTAGAATCCATAATTGGTAGGGTCTCAATAAACATTGCAATTTGTCCTTTATCAGTAATTCCGTCAACCTCTTGAATTTGTTTATTTAATCTCCATGTAACTGTTGGAGCAACTCGACCTGCAGGGTATTGTTCACCTAATTTACCTAATTCCAAAATTTCGGAATAAGTTAACGGTTTTAATTTAACTGTCGAACCTGTTTTAGGTAATTTCGTTAAGAACAAACCATTTTCATCTGGTTTGGTTTGGGTTTGTCTAATATTTAACTCGTCTAAGATAACCGTTACATCAAATGGTTTACTTGTTTTAGGGTCAATTAAATTAATGACATATTCAGGACCAAAAGAAGTATTTCTTAGATAAATCATAATAGCCTCAACATCACCGTTTAAAAGTTCCTCAGGTTTTAATTCATTTTCGTAAATTTTATTTCTAAGTAACGTTAAAATAATGTTGGTATTTGCGTTTTGAGCAGCACCTATTAAAATGTTTTCGTCATTTGCGGTTAAATAACCCACTTTAATTGATTTCTTTTTAGATTTGTAATATATTCCACCTGAAGGTAGAGTTACAATATCATGAGGTAAGTTAAAACCTTCGGTTCCCGCTTTAATTAAATCTTGTTCCATATTGAATTGTTTTTATATTAAATAATAGGACAAGTTTATTTTTTATAAAGATTAATTAGTATATTCCCATCTAATATTTCCACAATCATATATCCTATAAATTTTTCAGTTGTTTTATATCCCGACTTATTATCTGTTGTAAAAAATGTAAAATCCATATACTATCATATTATGATAATATACGGATTTTTATTTTGGGTGTAAAGGGTATGTAAAAAAATCTAGTAAACCAATATACAACGGTCCATACGAATCGATGCCGTAATACTCGCAATTGAATCAGTACTATAACTCAATGAATCAAAGTTAACGTCAGTTAACCAACTTCCCTCCAGAATCCATTTTTCTACAACAACCCCTGTAGGGTCTAACATCTCAAGGTCAATATTTTTCTTGTAACCCGCAGCATAACCCATACGACCTGTTACAGACTCAGCACATAAACGTACCCACTCCATAAGAGCTTGTGATGCTGAAGGTCCGATTGGGTCACGGAATTTAACACTAATTGTTCCCCAAGTGAAACGACCCGCAACATATGTTGAAGTATTTAAGAATTGAATTTCAATAGGGTTAATTGTTATATGTGGTCTAGCAGCCGTTTCTACGAACCATTCGTTAATTCCCAAAGTCGAAGGGAAACGAACAATGAACCTGTTTTGTCTTTTCGGTTCGTAAGGAATCGGCATTTTCATTAGTAAATCAGCCATTGTATTATTTTTTTGTTTGTTTGTTTAGTTTATTATAAATATATCGAGATGAAAAATTTTCTCTTTACTTTGTTTTTTTTTATTTTAATCTTTCTATTATAAATTGCCTAGTTAATATGCTTTTTTTATTCCTCCTGCAGTTAAATATGTTTTAATTATATTATCTGGTTCTTTTTCAAATGCTGATTTAACTTTTTCAACATTTCTTATATCATCATCTGAAAATCCTATTGTAGGTAGAAAATTATTAGTTACTTTGTTTTTAAGAAATGCTTTCTTATGAATTTTTGAAGACATCTCCCTAACAAATTGGACAAATTCTTTTAAAGCTTTAATTTTACCTTCTTCAGGGTTGGTTGCAGAACCTTCACCATAAGTGACAGGATAAAACTTACACATATCAAGATATTCTCTAATCATGTCTTTTTTAGACATTTCACCTTCATCGGCCAAATCTCTATATTTTTCCAAATTCTTAACTAATTCATTTGAACTAATTCCCATATGGTTAGATACAATAAGATTATAACACGCCTCTTTAATAACACTTGGGGTATGTCCCCTAGCAGTTACTATAGAAAAAATTGACCCGTTGTTAATTGCCTCAACAAAGTCTCTCCAAGCAGGACCTGGTTTACCTAATAAAGAATCAACAATAAATTGTCTATCTCCTTTTACACTAAAGTATTTAAAAGGTTCTTCTCCAAAACCTACAATAGTATGTCCCTCATATTCAAAAGGGTTTTTACCGATATCAGTTCTATATTCTGCAAAATCTTCAGTAGACATTCCTACCTCATCACCATCTTCATCTTTTAAAAGTATTTTAGTTGGCATAGTCATAATATTATCATCCCAATCAAAGGCGTAGTATTTCATGTCGGGAGTTCCCTCTTCTGTAATACCTTCTATAATTTTATTTTTTAACATATTATTTACTTAATAAATAAAGACAAGTCGAGTTTTATGTCGACTTGTCTTAAAATTATTTTTAGATATTATCAAACGATGCACCTGTTGGAGTAATATAGAACGTGATGTCTATGAACTCAAGAGATTTAGTTGGTTTGATATAAATCTTACCTGTCATTTGATTTCTATCCAAGTCAGCAACATCTGAAGAAACTGTTACACGGAAATCGTATAAACCTCTGTCTCTTCTAATTGCGTCTAAGATGGGGTTAACCGCATCCAAGAAATCTTGTCTTACTTTCTCATCGTTTTGTTCAAACAATAATCTTACCGAAACCGCTGAAATTAATTTACGAGCTTGTAACAATAATCTTCTTACGTTGATTCTATCAAGAGCAGATTCTCTAATTTGCATGGTCTTGTTACCCCAAATTACAGTTCCAACATCAGAGAAGGTTGCAATTGGGTTAATTCTACCTTTATAAAGAACGTCTCTATCTTCTTGAGTAAGTTTCTTTCTCGCTTTGATAGCACTTACGATACCACGAGTGTAACCCGCCGCAGCGAACCAAGGGAAAGCAATATTATCCGTTAACGCCAAGTTTCTTGTTACCTCAGCCGTAGCGGGGATATAGATTTGAGTGTTGTTTACAGTATCTCTTGTTAAAACCCATGGGTAATAAGTTGCCGTGTAGTTTGAGTCGATACCCGCAGTTTCCAAATTGTCTACCGCTTCTTGTGGATAAATTAAATCTAATTGGTCACCCGTTGATGGTACAAACATGTTGTAGTCGGGTGTTGTGCAGATATAAACTGAATCCGCTCTATTGAACTCAATCATTTCAATTGCATCACCCACTAAGTCAGAGTGATTAATATAATCAATACCTGGTGTAACGAATACGTTAATATTAACCGCCTCAGGGTTA